ACACAAAGTCCTGGGCAATTACAAACAAGAAAAACTTAATTAAATACTAAGGTTTACTTTTTCTTCAAATAGGTATGTCTAAATCTCATTCTGACGTTGTGGGCACTGTGTCTGGTCTTAATTATAGACTATTTTATGATATGATTCCTGATAGGATATCTCAGAAACTCAGATTAAGAGAGATAACTGATCCAAAGACATGCAACGCAAGCAAGATACCCTTAGTGCTCAAAGCTGCTGAGGAAGTGTCTAGGATGGATATAGACCATGATAAGGATGGCTACACAAAGGTCCAGGTCAAAATGCCTGAGTACATGAAAGCTTACCTGGAAGAGATGCTCAGTGCAAGCAACTCAACTACCACTGGTATCTCCTATAGTGTGTTCTTAGTGTACATGCAAGACAAGTGTGGTGACTGGATAACAGAACATTACCTAAAGAATGTTCACTCTATGTCAAAGCAACAATTGCATGAACTGATTACTGGAATAATTGAAACCTTCAGTTCAGATGACATCGAGGATGAGCACTATGATGATTTAATATGCAAAATTCCTGCTTATGTATATAATATTGTCCTTAGATACATAGATATGAGTGGCTTAACAACATGAAACTCATTACTCACCATTGCAAGAGGCTATAGAGAGATATATAATGTTGGCAATAACAAACATTATATAATAAGATAATGAATTGAAAAAATGAAAATGAAACAAAACAAAGTCTAGCTTGTATAGATCATAAAATATGAACTTATAATTAATAATCAATGAGACAACAATAATTAGAACCAATAGAAACGTTGTCAATAAAACTAACATATAGAAAATGAAGGAAAGAAAATAATTAAAAACCGGAAAAGAGAAAAGTGTTGGGGAAAGAGGAGGTAAGAATGGTGAGAAATAAGAAAAAGGGAAAAAAGATGAAAGGGAGTATACACAAGTAATAAATAAATGTATAATAAGTTCCAGATAATGCTATATGAATAATTTGAGAGGATATCATGAAAACAAACTAGTGAACTAAGAACAAAAAAACAGAAAAGAAAGAAAACTAAAAAAATACTACTAGCTTCGGCTAGTATCCCATTCCATTTCATCATATCTTGGTTCATTCCCTACTAGGTGCATAACGATCAATTGGGCTTCTACATTGTCAGAGGGTTCTCTAATTTCCTACTCTGGAGATCTACTTATTTAAATTAAAATTAAATTATGTTGGATGCTGGCCGAAGCCAGTGAGAGTTACAGCATGACAAGGGAAACAAACAACATATATCTTGACAACTACTAACTATATTTAGTTATTTGAATTAACACAACATTTACTCAATACCAGTTATTCCCATTTTTTTGTATTTTTTGCAATTATCTCTTTTCCTTGTTTTTTTGTTTTTTTGTTTTATCTATTATTCTACTTTTTTTGTTTTTTATATATTTTTTCTCTTTTTTTGTTTTTTTTGTCTGTTTTTTTTGTCCTGATTCCTACTCTCCTCTTCCCTTAGCTTATTTGTTCTTGTCCCACTTAGGGGTTAACATCTAGATATGAGCCATCTCTCATCAACATCTTCTGAGGTTTGTTCTCCAGACTTTTTATAGGAATGGAATTATCAATTTGTTTCACCCTAGGGTGAACAAGGACTCCTAAACCCTCTGTGCTGAACCCGTCATCTTCTCCTTCCCGATGGTTTATAGCAGCCTTGAGGACATTATCTACATACCCAGCAAAGTTCGATATCTTATTTAATCCTTTCTCAGTGAGTGGTTTATACTCAAAGATTTTTGCTTTCTGTGGCTCATAGCAGACTGGCAGGTCAGATTGTTCTATGCCAAGAAGAACCAATAGATCTCCTATCACCACTCCATTAACAGATGCATTCTCAATCTCAAAGTCACAGATTAGATTTCCTAAATCATCATTAAATATTGGTGCTGGAAATGATGCTATTGCAGAAAAACTCTTGCTGATTCTGTTTTTGACCTTAAAGTCTATTTGATCATTCTCGGACAGGTAAGACAAGTCTCTAAAAGTAAAAGAAATTGTTCCTTGAGCTCTATTTTTGATCCCTAGAAAAGCCAGACACAATGTGCAGATTCTACTGTATTTGAGAGTCTTAGAAAAGAGACCTGTCTTCTCCACGTCAAGTCTGAATCTGCTATTGACAGTGCTTATTTTGAAATGCTGTCTTTTCATGTGGAAGGTTTTTGTTCTTGGCCTAATGCTATCAAAGCTGAAGTCATGTAGGTCCAGTTGCATTAAAGCATTTTCTAGGTAAGCAATTCCTCCAGTGTCTACCTGTTTCTTTTTCCCCAGGGGTAGCTTACCGGTTAAAGGATCCATGGAAACATCTAGATCCTTCTTTTTACCCTCCTTCTTATTCTTTGCATCTTTTTCCTGTTGTGGGTCCACAAGGTCTTGATTAATTGAATCAAGAGGTATCATAGCGGGTGACATTCTCTTGGAACTCACCTTACTTGAACCTAGCTTTTGGAGTAAAGCCATTTTTTTACAGAATGTGAAAAAAGATTTCCTTTATCAATATGTAAGTTTTTCGCTTTTCAAAGATGCCCAGACTTTGTGT